TAACATATATAAGTTCAACTTCAGGACCAAGACCGTCGGCTTCTCCAACTACTTTGTTCTCGTATTCGAGCTTACCTACTATCTCCATTGAATCATCTGATAGTATTTCATCAAGCTTAGACTGACTGATCTCTTCAAATTCTTCAAAGATGTATTCAAAATCAGTAATATAATCCCAACGACATATTGCATTTTTCCACAATAGTGCAGATTTCATCCATTGTTGTAAGATTTCCCAGCCATTATTCTTTTTAAATAAGCAATAGTTTACTATATTACTAGCATCTTTAGCTGCGCCAAAGGCGCCAGGTGTTTCATCATATGGTACAAATCGTGCTAACTTTTGATTGTTTAAGAACAAATCACTTAGCACAGCAGTGTATGCTTCTACTACTTCAGTAGTTGAGGTATCTACTATTGTTGATACACCTTGTGGTGCTAGATGATAGTCAGGTACACCTGCATATTCGTAGGTTGCTTTTAATCTTTCTCTAGCTAATTCAGAACTATTAAGCCAATCACCTGTAGAATTTTGTACGCCTCGCTCTATTATATTAATGAGGGATTCATCATCAACTGCTTCTTTATAACCTTGTGTAGCCATTAGTACTTACCTCCTATTGGTGAGTATATCTTTGCAGCTTTTTCTAATTGCTCTGCAGTATACTGACCAGCCTTTGGTAATTCTTTTTGAGGCTTCTTAACTGGTTTCATTTCTTTAGGTATTTCTACATATCTTGGCATGATCCGCTCCTGGGTTCAATCAATGTTCTTCATTCTTTCAATAAGTCTATTTGCTCTATTTGTTACTTGCTTATACCATCTTGAGTCTTCCATTTCAATTGCAGCCTTCTTCCAATTGTTTTCAGCAATAGCTGATTTAAACATAATAAAGCCACTCATTCTAGGTCGACCCATATTAAACATCATGTTAGCTACAATCAATTGTGCTTCCTCTGGTAAGTCATTAAAAAATACATATAGATTTTTACAATCACCTATCACTATTTCTATGTCTTCTTCAAAGGCTTGTTCGCATCTTTCTTTAGACACTGGGTAGCCTATACCATATTCAAACTCTGGATCGGAACTAATAACCAAGTGACCCACGCCAAAAGTGCGTAGCTGCAGATGATCGAGATAAATGTATTCTTTGTAGCCTTCGTCAATTTTTAATTCTTCCCTTAATGTATTTATGTTCATGTTAAACTCTTATCTATTACCATTTAACTTTGTGAGACCAATATTTTGCCGACAACTTTGTTGTAGGTTTACCTTGAGCGTTGTGCCTAGCATAATAAGATTTCTTTCTAGCTTTATCTTTAGCGCTTGTAGGATTAGATCCTGCTCCGCTTACGCCTTGCTGCCCAAATCTAATTAATTTAATTTGATCGCCTTCTTTTGCTAGTACAGCATGCGATTTAGTTTTATGGCTTGGTGTACGTTTTGCTTTATTATAACCAGAAAATCTTTCACCTGATTTTTCTATAGACATAATGTCCTCCTATTTTTTATTCATCCATGCAGTAGTACCCATGTAAGCTCCTACGATTCCTGCGCCACTTATATAAAATAAGTTACTTATATCAGATAAAGCGTTTACCCTATCTATATCAACAAAAAACATAACAACTGTAAATAAGCCCATACCTATTAATGTGCACTTTGCCATCCTAAGTTGGGCAAGTTGTTTACGTAAAGCTACTTCAGTTTCTTTAATCATCTTAGCTTGTTCTAATTCTGCATCGGTAACAATACCATCCCCATCAGCATCATAGTCATTATATATACTATTTTTTTGTAATGATTTTTTCATATGCTTCTCGTATTTCTTCTATAGATCTACCACAACCAACACAAACCTTATTCAGGTTTAGTTGGCACACTCCCACGCACGGCGTCACCATACCACTCATAACCATAGGTTTTCTTCCATAATAAATACTCCTGATTTTCATTTTCGTTTTCCGTTTCTTTATTATTAGAATCTTTTTGCATATACTAATATCCTTTATATAATGGCGGATTTATCCCCTACTTCCGCCGGAGTAGTGAGGACAAGGGAATCTATAGCCAACTGGTATCATCTTGTACGAATGTTTCCGAACGTTGAGACCAGGGGACTTTATTCATTGTAAGCTTATCGTAATGTGTTCTTAATGTTTCTAAAGCAATAGCTGTTGCCATTACTGTATCATCATGACATCCTGATGCTGCCTCAGTTTTACCTGTAGGTGTAGATATATAATCTTTTAATTCTTGAATCATTACTTTAGATGCAATCCATATATCATCATTCTCTATAGCATTCTTTAGGTTACCTATAATATGAGGCTTAGTTACCTGTGTTGTTCTAAACCCTGGTATCAATCCTTCTTCTTTAGATATAGAAGATATTTTAGTTTGCTTATATAAATTTATATAATTCATCTGCGCTAGCCTAGATAATGTAGCTACCCCCATTGAATTACTTTCAACAGTTAGTAATGCATTATTAAAGTAACGCCCTAGATAAAACAAAAGATCTCCAAACTTGCTAGGATCAATATAGTTATTTCTATATAAACCTATAACTCTTCTTTCCGTATCTAAGACTACTGCTGTTGAATAATCTTGGCCGACCCCTAAAGCTACATCAGCAGCAACAATATAATTACTATCCCAATTGGGGTAATCCCATATATGTAGATTTCCTTCATTGGAGTGCTCCCATGCCGTAGCTTCAAAGTCAAATAAGTATTTCTTTTCAGGTTCTATAGGTACTAGTCTTGCAACTTTCTCTGGATCAAACACTGATGATCCTGCAGTAATAAATGCTTCATCAGGAGATGCTGGGTATTCCTGGCGGAACTTAAGTTCCCCACCTTCAGCAATCTTCAACCGACGCCAATAGAGTTGATCATTGTTTAAACCATAATCCTCTACTAGTAGTTCCTCTTCCGAGGAGCGTTCAAAACCTTCTGGAGCTTTCCTATGATATTCTGGTGTAGCGTACCAAGGTAAGAACAAAGGAAGGTATTCATTTTCACCATCAATTGCACCTTTCCATAATCTATAGAATTCTCCGTTTGCACCATTAGCAGTTGACTCAAGTATAACCTCTGTGCCTGGTGCTTCAGATATACCCTGAAACAAACCTGCTAATATCTTTTCATCATGTGTCCAAAAGGCTACTTCCGATAAATGCGCGATCGTCGGAGTAGTCCCACGACCAGCTTCCGGAGAACCCGCCGTATACAACCTATAGGAAGATACAGGCCTCTCATTAGAACTATCTCTCTTAAAGTGTGGAGCAGATATAACAATTTCTTTTGCATTTGATTTTACCTCGTTAGGTCTATATTTAGGATTCATATTTTTAATGATATTCCTACTCATATTAAACAAGGCATCTGACGTTGCACTATCATGTGCCATCACAACAGATCTAGCATGAGGAGTAAAGTATGTTTTCCAGAATACTCGACCTGCGCAATATGTACTTATGCCTTGTTGCCGAGCTTTAAGAATAATAGCTCTGACTTTACCAGTCTCAGCAAGCTGCTTATCCAGGGCTTCTGTTATGATTTTTTGACAACTATTAAAGTCAAAATCAACAAACCCAGCTCTAGCATCCTTTGTAATAATTTTTATATTATCTTTAGCAAACAGTGTGAAGTCCTTTTCATAGGCTACAAGCTTAGTGCGCTTTTGTTTTTCCTGTAAAAGGGACAGTAATTCTTTTTTACTATTCATTTTTATGTCCTCATGAATAAGTTACTTTAAGGGGACGTTTAAAGTCAGGGGGGCCTAAGAGAGTTAAATGTCTCCTTAAAGAGGGGGGAGAACTACTCTATGTATATGCTAAGCTATGTTAAGGATAAGTCTAACTAAACTAAATATATATAGTATACCCTATATATCTCTATACCCCCTAATATATTATATCACACTTTTATAACCCACCCACTCCTACTATACTCTCTTACACTACTATTTACTTAAATATTCTCACTATACTACATATCTATAAATAACCATTCCCTATCCCTTATCACACTCTATCACCACTCTAAATAATAAATTAATATACTTCATCACACTACTTCTATACTTAATCACTACCATATCTATACATCATCACTCTAACCTACTACAGAGAAATTAATCATTTCTCTTACTATAATATAAATATCCTTATTCATTTAACATAAATAGAGTACTTATCCAATGCTATTCACAATCATATTTTCTACTATAATATTCACTACAATCCTATTTATATTATATCAATTCATATCCTTAATAACAATCTTTAACTCTTCTAAATAGAAAGTTCCCTTATGAAACATCTTAAACAATACAATCAATATCTTATAACTCTTCTATATCTTTCATTATCTACTTTACTATTCTTAATATTCATACTTACAATATTTATAACATTTCCTTAACCTAAAGAA